GTGTAAGCTGTAATTGTAGCACCGAACTCCTCTGTTGAACGAAGGTTCAGGTACTTGATGTTGTCAGCGTAAAGTGCTGTAGCCTCTGCTCCGGAAGGAGACTCGGTAACACCAGTGATACCATTCCAAGCTACGCCCTTGCCGTAAGCTGACTGGGTCTTGTCATAAGGGAAAAGAACGGCGTGGTTAACACCAGTCTCATAGAGATGCTCGCCAACCTGATCCCACTTGAGTAAATATTCTACGTTAGGCATAATGTTTTCCTCCTAAACAAAAACTGTAAGGACATCGTGATGCATGTTATCGGCTGAGAATGATCTGTCAAATGAAGCAAATGGCAAATCGAGCAGCCTATCTAAACAGTCATCATCGTCATCCTTTCTTATAAGTGTCACTGAAAATCCGGCGTCTCTTAAATAACCTATGTTGTCGGCTTTTCTCGTATCAACCCGGTATCTTGAATAGACAATAGCCGGATACTTCATATTTATTGAGCTAGGCGGGTCGTAGTAGACATTTCTACTTCCGAGAACCCGGCAAAGCTCGCTATGAAGTTTCAGCCTGCGATCCTCCAGTGTCATTATATGGCCCTCCAAGCATTAGAGTTATGCGAGGGTGCTGGGCGTCATTAATATTAATAACTTTCCACTTTGTCCCACGTATAACTGCATAGCGAATGTTTGCTAGATTTGAAAAAGCGTAAGGATCGCCTATGATAGAAATTTCGCTACTAATTGTGAGGTTATCATTAAGGTGCTCAGCCGTTTGGAAGGATCTAGTGATCCTGTTATAGTCCCCAGCATAATTTCTCTCAGTGATTCCTGCTCTGAATACACCTGGACGCACCTCTACCTCTTCCTCGGAAAAGCCGATCGCTCCGTAGTACTTCATAGACAACCCTCCGCTTATTCAGTCATTTTGATTTTAGCCCTGAGCCTGAGCACTCTTGTCGAGCTCGAGTACCATAGCGCTGTGAGGCTTAATAAGAGCACCAGAAAGACGTGTCTCGATCAGGTACTTATTCTGGTTGTAGTCGATGTCGAAGTCATCAAACATCGATACAGCGCCACCCTTATCTGCACCAACATTGTAGTCAGAAAGGTTAACAATAATACCGATAAGAGGCAGAGTCTTAGAAGTTGTGCCCTCTGTAAATGTTCTGGTAAGGTTCTCCATAACCTCAACCTCAACGATCTTGGAAACGCGAAGAGCTGTAGCAAGCTCAGCCTCGGTCTTGTAAAGTCTATGACCAATGCCGTCCTCAAGAAGCAGCATGTTGGTAAGAACTTCTGTTGTGGTGAAGAATGTAGGGTTACCAGAGCCCTTGTAATCCTTACGAGCCTTAATAGCTGCGCGGATAGTTGCCTTAGCGATCTCATCATCAGTAGCGTTATTCTTAACAACAACGGCTACCTTGTTTGAATAGAAATCGTCATCGTTGTAGATGCTGCGAACATGCTCCTGACGAATCTTGTCATCGGAGTCAGCAAGACGGCCATCGCCTACGAGAATAGCACGAGCGATTTCCTCCTCGAGCATCATTCTCATCTCTGCCTTGATCCACATAACTACATCAAAGTCCGTGATATCGATAATATCGTCACGGTCCAGCTTCTGTTTCTTGTAAACAGTCTGAGGATCTGTTGTCCTCTTCAAGAGGCTGAATACCTCCTCTTTCTTGAGGTTACCTTTCATGTAACCCCGTGCACGGGCATCGTCCTCTGTAATGTCAGCGAACATAGACTTAATACGGCTAAAAGGTGTATGATGAACACCGCTCATAACGCCGGATACCCAGCTGGTATCTCTCTTGATCCAGTCCGGAGGGTTGTTAAGGCTCTTGTAGTCAGGGAACAAAAGATCAATGCCGTATGATCCCGGTACAGGTGTTGTGCCATCCATCTTAGGCATGATTCCGTACCTATCTCCTGCAGCGTGAGCGATAAACTCTTCTTCATCCATTCCGTTAGACTCAGCGTGAGCAAGAACTGCCTCGCTAAGCTTTCCACCCATACGAATAGCGTCGTCGTTCAGGGCATCGAAGTCGCAGTGAATAAGTGCGCCTTCATCATAGTCGGCATCAAACATATTATGCTTCATGTCATCCTCCTCATCATCGTAAAACTCTTCCTCATCGTCACCATCGAAGTCCTCTTCGTCTTCAGGGGCTTCCTCATCAAACTTCTCGTCATACTCTTCGTCATCGAAGTCGCCGTCCTCAAAGTCCTCATTGAACTCTTCGTCGTCAAACTCCTCATCTTCAGAGTGACGGAGTGCTGATCCAACCAAATGCTCCATAAGAGCAAGCTGATCGGCGTCCATGGTGTCGATTACCTCCTCCATTGTCTTGTCGGAGTGGCTAATGTAATCTCTCATGTCATCCTCCTCATACTCATCCTCTGCATAACTATCCAGCATCGCAGAATGCGAAAGCTCAAGACCGAGTCCGGTAGCTGTATAGAATACTGCCTCCTCGTCATCCATGTCGTTGTGTGCCATGAATGATTCGATCCTAGCCTCAGGATTTGCAGATGCAAGAACCAGACTCACTTCTCTAATAACGCCATGCATTACATTTCCGGCCTGCTCCTTAAGCTTATTTGCATAGATAGAAAGCGCGTTTACATCGCCGTGGCGAACCGCCTCCTTTGCAGCCTGAGCATTTTCGGAATTGTTAAATGAACAATATGCATAAACACCATCTTCGCGGTTCTTAAGGAGTGCATGTCCGAGGACATTAGAAACCCCATCATGGCCGTGGTTCCACACAAGCGGAACTATCTCACCATCCTGATCTGCGAAGGCATTCTGGCGTATAGTGCGTCCATCTGAGCAGCGGACATTGTTTCTGGTCGCCCAGCCACAAAAGTCAAACTTTTTGCTCATTTTGATTCCTCCTTGTTACTTGCTTGCCGTGCGATTAGCGTCTGCCTCTTGGCTGTTCTTCGGGGAGGCCCTCGTCATAGCTCTCTTCCCCCATCTGCTCAGCTTCAGCTGGCATTGGCTGATCTTGCATTGGCATATTAGAATTGCGAAGTTCGTCAGCTCTAGGATCCATGGAAGGTTTCCTTCCGATGAGAGCTCTAACTTCATTAGATGAGAGGATTTCGTTCCTGGTAAAGGTGTCAGCGATGTTAGCAATCTTTTCTACCGGTACCAGAGTGAACGGATCTCTGAAGTACCAAATAGCCTGATGCTGGCTTCTGGCAGTCTTTGTTAGGAACTTTCTTCCCATCTCTTTTGAAATCGCTGTAAGAATCGGATCAATGGTAGAGTTGTAGTAGTTAAGCATTGTCTGCTCATCTGCTGTACCGTTGAAGATGGTCTCAGTAAGTCCGAGCTGGTTGTAAAGCATCTGCGTAAGCTCGGTTGCCTGAGTCCAAAGCTGATTCTCAACAGGACGATTCAACTGGGTAATCTTTTCGGTAGCGTCAGCATAGGCAATTCCATACTTCGTACCGGTAAGCTGAGCTTCGATCGATTTACGACGGTTCTCAGCCTGCTCCTTTCTAGCAGGAGACTTTATAGAATAAGGAAGCTGAATGATAAGATCGAGCTTCCCAGACGAGTTTTGTTCGTTTAATCTATCAATGTTGTTAAGAACCCTGATAAGACGCTGGAGCGTTGAGTTGGGTTCATTCATGATAGAGTAAAACGGGTTTTCTACAATAGGAACGATGGACTTTGGAAGTACGACTTCCTTATGTTTTCCATCCCGCTCATCATATGCGTTAAGTCTTACGTGCTCCGGATACCACTCTATTATTCTTGCTACTCGCATTGAGGTGACGTCGAATGAACCAGTCACTTTCGGATTTAAAGTGGTGTCTACCGGCATAATAGCAACAACGCCCTCATCGAACATAGAAAGTACAAGGTCCTGAATGAAGGCGTTAGATGTTTGATCGATATTTGCTTCCTGGGTAAGGCAGTAGTTGATACCTGACTTTAAGGTCTCAACATAGGATCTGTCATCCTCGTCAAGCCTTACGTGTTCCATGTTTATGTTTGCAACATCGATTGCTATTCGGTTGTAAATACTTGCGACTATTGAACGGTCGTTTCCTCTATAGAATCTGAATCGATCCGGCCTTCGGTAAGAGCCCGAGCCGATATCGACATAAGTTTGAGTCGGGTCTTTCCCCGTAAAGGCATTCCAGGCGTGCATTAGCCTGCTGCCGAATGATTCTTCGTTTGGCATGGTTGCCTCCTAGCTATTACCTATAGCCTTTTACCCATTTACGTTTTCTTATACCTTCTGACTGACGTCTATATCTTATAGCCGGGCTATCTTTAGGATATTTGTTGGTACCAGCTGTGGAAGCCCTAAGACGTCCATTCTGCTTAGCCTGTCTCTTCTTCCAATCGTTCTTCTTAGCTGCGTTCCGGCCTCTCTTTGAGTAGATGTTCTTACCGGTTCCAGTACGATCTGCCTGGATCTGGTTTCTCTTGATGGATCTTTGCTGGTCAGCGAGCCATCTATTTGTCCTTGCGATTGAAGCATTGTGTCTTCCAGCAGCAACTCTGCTTGGACTTACACTTGTGGAAGGGTTCTTTGCTCTACCAGCATAAGAATAGCCCTGGCGCTGGTTGTATCTCTTCTTAAGACCTACCTGACGCCTTGCTGCAGCTGTTGTACTATGAAGTGTACGACGAATCTGTGGTCTTGTGCCGCCTGCGTATCTTGCGCGAGCTGCGTTTGTTCTATGCTGAGATGTGTTTACCTTAGCGGTAGAAGTTCTAACCGGCTTTCCCATTCCATCATGGTACTGGTTGGATCTAGCGTTTCTACCACCAAAACTCTTACCATAACCCTGGTGAGCCTCACGCTGCTGAGCTGCGTAATTAGGTTTTCCGTTTATGTAATACGCTCTCTGGTTATGAGCTGCGTTACGGTTCTTGAAACGGTTGACGCTATACTGCATTCTGCGCTGTGCGCCTCTCATAAGACCCTGAGCTCCTGCTCCAATCTTATTTACAGTGTCATAGATGTATCTCCATCCATTACCAGAACGAACCTTCTTTATGTACTTGTGTGAACCCCAAAGGCCATGATAAAGCTCATCGGGATGTGGTGCTCTTCTATACATAGTATTCACTCCTATTCAAATGCATCCTTAAATAATTTGTAACTAACATAAGCATCCATAAGAGCAGCCACGTTATCGATCTTCTCTTCGCGGCGTTTCTTAAAGAGCTTTCTGTTGCCGTTCGTATCCTCCAAAGTTATACAGTTACCCATGGTAAACTTCATAAGTTCTTCATCAAACAAAAGGAGCCGTTCCTCAGCGAGCTTTTTAATCTCTCCAAGAGGTACCGACTCTGTTCTAGATCCCTGTATTACCTTTGTTATCCCGAATCCTCCGTTTTCTTCTTCCCAGCGCTGTACGAATTCTTTCGCGTTGTAAGGGTCGTAGCCGAAGGATCTAATGTCGTACTCATTCTTCAAATAGTGGTTCTCAAGGTCTGCATAGACTTCATCCATGTCAAGGACCGTGCCTTCCATAACAACGAGACTACCTTCATTCATGAACTCTATGTACTTCTGCCGGAGTGCTCCGGGAAGCGAATCATAGGT